TGAGCTGACTAAATACTTGTCTACAAAGACCAACTGTAGTGTGATACGTTGTGCCACAGCAGAAGCAGATGATATCATTGCACGTTGGATTGCTTTACACCCCCAAGACGAACACGTTATTGTCAGTTCAGATTCTGACTTTGTGCAGTTGATTGCACCCAATGTAAAATTGTACAATGGTATCAACGATCACTTGTTCAGTCCCGAGGGTGTCACAGACGCAAAAGGCAAAAACTTGGCATTTACCATTGAGAGCAACAGCAAGATCAAAGTTGGCAAAGCCGATGCCAACTTTGTACCTCCTGTGGATTATCAGAAGTGGGTGTTGTTTTTGAAGTGCATGCGAGGTGATCCTGGAGACAATGTGTTCTCGGCCTATCCTGGAGTGCGGGTGAAAGGCACAAAGAATCAAGTGGGACTCACAGAAGCATTTGAGGATCGTGATCGCAAAGGCTATGCGTGGAACAATCTCATGTTGCAACGTTGGATGGATCATGAGCAAACGGAACGCAAGGTGCTGGACGACTATGAACGCAATCGTACCCTGATTGATCTTACTGCACAGCCCGATGCGATCAAAGCTGTAGTAGATGAAGCCATACGTGAGCAGATTAGCCATCGAGATGTGGGCATGGTAGGTGCGCACTTTTTACGATTCTGTGGCAAGTACGAACTCACCAAACTCAGTGACTATGCAGATGCCATAGGTCGCTGGTTGAATCAAACATACAAAGGAGTATTAGATGATCGAAGCCAAACCCATAGTGGATAAAAAGTACTGGATCTTGAAGCAGGACAACCGCAAGATTGGTGTGGTAGAAGCTGAAGGCGATGGTTACACTGTGCGTATCAATGACCAGGTGGGCCGGTTCAAAACCATTCCCATGGTTCGCAAAAAGGTAGACATTGAATTTGCACCGCCAGAGAAGACCACCCGGCCTGCACCGGATCAGGTGCATGGATTTGAAACAGGATGCAGAGCATTCAATCCCATGTGGGACGTCAAACATCGACTGCCGTTGTTCACAAAAGAAAACAAATCAAAGTCATGGTATGCCGCTGGTTGGTATGCTGTGAAACAACATCGTGCATGGAAATTAATTCGCAACCCAAAACTAATTGTGTTGGAACGTTATCAATATCAAGGTCCATTTCATACCCAGGAGGCAGCACGTGACAAATCCCTTTCGTGATCAAGAGAAGTTTATGCGAGCATGCGAACAGAGTGTTGACGCAGTGAACGAATCTCAGTATGCAATGTATGTTAAACTAATTGATGAAGAACATCAGGAATTATTAGAAGCTACATTGACAGAAGATCGAGTAGAACAACTGGATGCACTTGTTGATATCTTGGTTGTGACCATTGGTGCGATACATAGCATGGGTGCAGATGCGGAAGGTGCTTGGAAGGAAGTCATGGCCACCAACTTTGCCAAGATTGATCGTGAAACTGGCAAAGTGCGCAAGCGTGAGGATGGTAAGGTGTTGAAGCCTCAGGGTTGGACTGCACCTAACTTGGTGCCTTTCTTGAAAAAATGAGTATACACATACATCGTTTTGTGGATTCGGTCAAAGCACACGAAGCACGTGGACAAAAAGACTTCTCCATGCCCATGCGCGATGCCAAAGACTTGCATGCAGACATCACTAAACTGTTGATTACATTGGAACAAATGCGAACACAACAGTCACGTGGTGCAGAAGTTGTAGAAGTGCAGATCACTGGGGGTAGTTTTAAATCTGCATAGTTATTGGCATAAATAAACGTGGAGTTTAATATGTCAAGACCAAAGCCCACAGTGCTGATCGAGCACACCAACAAACAGTCCTACAAGACAGAACAAGTGCTGGCTTCGGAAGGTGTATGGGCTGTGTTCTTTGACTCCAAGCCCATCAACTTGAAGACCAGTAACTTGCTCACGCAGTTTCCTGGACCCAAATACAAAAAGGTATCGTTCTCCAACCCCGGACATGCTATCAACTTGGCTAGAAAACTCAACACACAATTCCGAACTGACAAGTTCAGTGTTGTGCTGTTAACGCAAGGGGATAAGATCTATCCCAATGCTCAATAAATTACAACTCACAGCAGAACTTATACATCATTATCCCGATGCACCCACAGTGGATGAGGCCATGGCAACTTGGTGGCAGAACATAAGAGATGATGGTGGCTTGAGACTCACATACGAGGGTTTCTATGTGTTTGAAAACTTGTTGGAATTCAGCAGTTACACATTTGAACTGCCAGAAAAGTTGTTGACTCCAAAAAACTTGCTGGCCATGGACCGTCACATGACCTATCCTTACTACATGGTCAACAATCGCAAACTCAACAAATTAGTGATGTTTGGCAGCCGGGAGGCCATGATGGCCACACTGCACGGTGACATGCAACAATTCATCAACAGTTTGACTTACTGATCAAGTAATACTCAAGTAGTACTCAAAAAGTAGTACTTTTGTAGTAGTACATTCTGGTTGACCGAATATGCCCGAAATGCTATAATACACACATGATGAGAAAGAAACGCACCGATCGAACCCATATTGTGTACACAATCCAAATTGGATTGGAGTACTACATTGGTATTACCGCTAAAACTCAGCGCACCATAAACATGTCTATTCGTAGCCGTGTAAACAAGCACATCTACCGCGCCCGCACTGAAGACAAGAGTTGGAACCTGTACGAAGCAATTCGTGCCGCAGGCGAAGCCGCTGTTAACTACGCAATCGTGGACATTGTGCGTGGCAAAGATGTTGCACACAAGTTAGAGCGCGAGTTAATACAAAAGTACGCACCTGCGCTGAACACTGATGTGCGTGTGAAATCGGTTGCCCAATAATGGGCAACCTGTTATAATAGTTGCATACAAAGCAAAAAGGAGTCAGCAATGGAACAGTTCAAAAGTTGGGAAGACATGACAGATCTTGAGCAAGCCCAATGCACTTATTGGGACATGTACAAGGACGCCTACGGCCACCGTCCACGTGGTGTTGACACCTCTAGCTGGACCCTTGCAGACTTTGAACAGGAGTTTGCAAGCCTGGGTTCTGTTATCCAGCGTGAAGAAGCTGACCGCAAGACAGCTGAAGCCCAAGCCATTGTGAAGTTTGAAGATCGTGTGACCAGCCTCATGCACACTGGCACCTGTCGTGAGCGTGTGATTGCATGGCTCATGGACGCTGAACACGCCAATGGCGATGACGAGTATTTTTGTTTCACGCAGGGCCTGCCCTACGGTTATTTTAGAAAGGCTGCATAATGAAATTCACAGTTGATTGGAATGACCGAATGCTTCGTTGGGACGTGGTGCGTTGGGACACCACTGCGGAAGGTGTGTATACAATGTATACTGGCACCACAGTGGACCACTGTGCCACTCGAGAAGAGGCTGAAGAAATTTGTGCATATCACATGGATATGATGAACCCTGCCCTGTGGGCAGATGTTGGTTGTGAATTTGATCGGGAGATAGCATAATGGCAGGCAAAGCAAAATCAGTTTATCTCACAATCACTGTCAAAGGCAAACTCAATGCGGTGTTTCGCAAAGTGTTTTTCAACGCCAGTGACTACAATGCCTACGTCAAAACTGACGAGTTCAAGGCACAATGGCCCGCCACAGAATATGACATCATAAAGGAGACTTACTGATGTGGTCGCTGGTACTTTTTATTGTTGTTCCGTTTGGGCCATTAGAGATGATGGGTGAGATTGGGCAATACAAAGCATTGAATCAATGTGCGTATGCACAGAATACCACACAACCCACAATATCGTCAACCAATCCCAATGGTCTTTTGCTCTGCATAAAAGACTATAAAAACACATACGGAGCAGAACAATGAACGAACTGGAAACTGCATTGAACACACATGACTGGAGTCTTGATGGATTCCGAGCTAGATCTGACCTAGACCGTTTGATGAAAGCACATGCCGACCAAGCTCAAGCAACTGCATTGTGGGAACAGTATTGTCCCTGGAGCAACAGCAAAGGCGGCTATATCGAATGGGCAAAGAAATGAAACAAATATTGGGAGTAGAACTATGACTAAAATTGTGATCAACACATGCCACGGTGGCTTTGGGCTCAGTGCCAAGGCCGAGAGTAAATACCGAGAACTGGCCGGTATAACAGATCCTGATTTTCACAGCCGCCGCATTCCAAGAGACGATGAGCACTTGATTTCGATAGTTGAACTCATGGGCTCTGACGCCGACGGTGAGTATGCTGAATTGAAGATTGTGGATGTTCCTGATGATGTCAATTGGTACGTTGAGGAATATGACGGCCGTGAATGGGTGGCTGAACGTCACAGAACCTGGGAGTAAATGATGACTACTGCAAAAAGTGCCAATGGCGTTGAAGGATGTTTGATACGCGGCCATGACGGAACATATTATTTCCGTGTGTACGATGCTGACCACAATTTTGTGGACTATGATTTGATGCACAGTGATTTAAGCATCACAATCACCGACCCCGATGCGTTCTTTTACGATGATGAATTCACTGCTAGGCTGGATCATTCACCTGCTACACTGGGATTAGAATAATGGCTACTAAACCTGTGGACGATGATTTTGATTTTCCAGACCGTCCTACAGAGCCCGATCCTCCACCAAAAGTAATTGTGCAGGCTGAAGATCTGCATCTTGGTGCTGCCACAGTGAGACCGTTGGGTCGCAGTTGGATGGAAGAGCATGGTCCGCAACCCCCAGGTGCAGGCATGAGAGCCTTGGATTTCTTAATCATAGCCATGTTTGCCGGATCTGTGTTGTTGTTTATCAAAGCATGCTCTTGGGCATTGTTCAGTTAGGCAAAATTGCTCTAGCTAGGTCCCGGGGCCAAG